GATTATACTGGAACGCTGAAAGATGAAAGCAGTGCGGTAATACAATATCGAAACATGTCAGTCTATCCAGAGGTAGATAATGCAATTGAAGAAATTGTAAATGCAGCGATAGTAAAAGGAACAGATGTAAATCCTGTTAAATTAGATTTAAAAAATCTAGCCATTCCAGATTCAATCAAGGTAAAGATGTACCGTGAGTTTGACAACCTATTGCATCTTCTTGATTTTAATCACCGAGGTTATGAAATTTTTAGAAGATGGTACATAGATTCTAGGTTGTTCTACAACATTGTGATTGATAAAGAAAACCCAATAGATGGAATAAAAGAAATTATTCCAATCGATCCTTTAAAAATTAAAAAAGTCAGAAAAGTAAAAAAAGAACAAGAAAGAACAAAAAGCGGTTCTGTGAGTTTTATAAAAGAAATTGAAGAATATTACATGTACACCGATTCCGATAAGGAATCTTTCTTGATGACCGGACCAGGTGGTTTACAATTATCTTTGGATAGCGTTGTTTATGTTCCATCTGGTTTGATTGACATGAATACAAAGCGGGTTCTTGGGTATCTACACAAGGCAATCCGACCGCTTAACATGCTTAGACAACTAGAAGATGCTCTTCTAGTTTACCGTGTAGCCCGTGCACCTGAGCGCAGAGTATTCTACGTTGACGTGGGCCAGTTGCCAAAACAAAAAGCAGAACAGTATCTTCGTGACATGATGAGTAGATTCCGCAACCGCATAATCTACAACCAAAGCACAGGTGAAATTCGTGATGAAAGAAACCACCTATCAGTTCTTGAAGATTACTGGTTGCCCCGTCGTGAAGGATCTCAGGGAACTCAAATATCGGTTCTTCCCGGTGGAAACGCCATGTCTCAGATTGAAGACGTAGATTACTTCAAAAAGAAATTATACAACTCTTTGAATGTTCCGTTGAGTCGTTTGGTTGCAGAACAAACCGGGTTCAATATGGGTCGTTCACTGGAAATAACAAGAGAAGAGGTAAAGTTCTACAAATTTATTGAAAGACTCAGACATCACTTTTCCAAAATGTTTGTGGATTTCCTAAGAGTACAATTGCTACTCAAGGGAGTTATTACTGAAGAAGACTGGAATGTATTGAAGAAAGACATAAAATTTGTCTTCAATACCGATAACTATTTCTGGGATCTAAAGGAAGCAGAAATTCTTTCAGAGAGAATTAAGATGCTTTCAATCGTAGAGCCTTACGTAGGAAAATATTTTTCCACTGAATACATCAAGTCCAAGATACTTCGTCAAACAGAAAATGAAATTAAAGAACTTGAAAAGCAGATGGAAATTGACAGAGAAAGAATGCGTCAAGAGCAACTTATGTTAATGGCACAACAACAAGCAATGGCAGCACAACAGGGAGCACCAGCAGAAGGACAGCAATGAATGATCTATCCGAAATTATACTAAAAAGTGGTTTAAATTCTTTGGTATATGAAAATGATGAGGCTTTTAAGAAAAGCCTTGTCAACTCATTGTCTTTCAAACTCAACGAGGCTTTAAAAGAAGTAAATAAGTCCACAACATCAAATATTTTATTTACAGAAGAAAAAACTGAATTAAATGATGATGTTAAAAAATTAATAGAATTTTTTGAAAATTACAATCCAAAAACAAATTTTTCTTTAACACTAAAAAATAATATTAGCATAAATATTCAAGAACAAGACGTAAATAAATTAAAAACAATGTTCAATGCACTAAATCCAAAAAACAGAAAACTCATGGCAAAAGAACTTTTGGAAAACAGTGCAAAATTTAAGAACACTTTAAATTTTTATGAGAATGCAAAAAGGATAATCCAATGAAAGATAAAGTAAAAGTAATGATTAAGAATGTTGTTGAGGAAAATGCTGTTGGATTTAAAAATTCTACAGCAAATGCTTTATATCAAAAAGTCTCTGATAGATTAAAAGAAGAATATAAAAATATTGCAAAAAACACTTTTTTAAAAAAAAAATTAACTGAAGAAGCAACAATGATATCGTCTAATGTCAGTGCTGCAGCTAGTCCAGAAAGTGCTATGACGGTAGACGATCCACTGGGCCTTCCACCCGGACCCCCAATATCTGGTGATGGGCCACCCATTCCTAGAGGTCCTAATGGTGAACAAGGTATGACCTTGGATGAATTTGTGAAGCAGTATCACAGAAAAAAGGAAGATTTTGATAGTCGAGAAGAATGGACGGAATGGTTAAAAGAATATTATAAACAAATGGTCGATTTGTTGCAGCAATGGGATAGAGAATATCAATGGAGAAGGCGCAACAATACAATAGAAAATAGACCAAAACCAATGAAAATACCAAGCTGGAAGCAGTTTAAACAAAAAGAAGAGCAACAACCACTTCCAAAAAGATGGTTAGATCAACCAACATAAAGAAAGAAAACAAATGAAACTAATCACGGAACTAACAGAAGACATCAAATACATAAAAGAAAATGTTGGCAATGGAGACAAAAATTACTTCATTGAAGGTGTATTCATGCAATCTGATGTAAAGAACAAGAATGGAAGAATCTACCCAAAGAACATTCTTGCAAAAGAGGCATCTCGTTACATCAACGAATATGTTAACAAAGGTAGAGCATTAGGTGAACTCAATCACCCCACGGGGCCAACCGTGAATCTTGATCGTGTTTCACATATTGTAAAAGAACTTTATGAAGATGGCAAAAACATCTATGGCAAAGCAAAGGTCATGGATACTCCAATGGGCAAAATTGTAAAGAATCTCATTGAAGAGGGTGCTCAATTGGGTGTTTCTACCCGTGGTATGGGTTCTTTAAAGGCAAAGAATGGATACCAAGAAGTTCAAGAGGACTTCATGCTCGCTGCCATCGACATTGTCGCAGATCCTTCTGCCCCGAATGCTTTTGTAAATGGAATCATGGAAGGTCGTGAATGGATTTATGAAAGTGGAATGTGGCAAGAGAGAGAATTGAGCAGAGCAAAAAAATTAATTCAAACATCATCAAAAAGAAACTTACAAAAAAATATAATAAAAGTTTTTGATAGATATTTCAAGGATATTTGATGAATACATTTGATCCATACACTAGAAATGTCATATCTACCTTTTTAACTGAAGGTAGTGGTTCTGGTATGGGTATGCAAGTAAATAGACGTACAAAATCCCAATATGAATCAACACCAGCACCATCTGGGTATGATCCATATCAACAAATGACTTGGTGGAATTATTCACAAAAAATTGAAAAAGCACTAGAAGGAATTACCGCTGGGGGATTTGGTGGTGTGGCTAGAGGTGCGGGGGAACTTGCTGGAAAGGCTGGAGATTATGTAGGTGGGCAAATGGTTGGCAATGCTCTTAGAGCAGTTGGATCTGCAGTCGGTGGTGGAATTGAGACATTAGGACCTGTTGCAGAATATGCAATAAAACAAGCACTCAGAACTGCCCTAGCAAAAACATATTTGGGAGCAAGCATAGATCCAATAAAAACGTTTGAAGAAGAATTGAAGCCATATAATCTAGATCAAAAAATACCACCAGGATTAAAAGATTTTTATGCGCAAATTAAAGCCACAGCGGCAAAAGCCATAGATCCTCAAAATGTTCCAGATTTGGCTGGTTTGATTTCTTCAAATAGAATGGGTCCTATGGGTCAATATGCCGCAACAAGAATGGGTAAATTGGCAATGGCTGGTGAAAATCCACTTACATTGGCTCTTAAAGGATTTGGTGCAGAAAGCGCAACAAATACCATAAAACAATCTTATACAACTTCTCCTGATTTTGCAGAAACTGCTGGTGGATTTTTGCAAAAAGGAAAACAATTAGGAATTTATAAATAATAAAGATCAAGGATCTATTGATATGAAAAGAACAAAAAATACAATCAACGAACAAATGGAAATGCAACAAGGTGGAATGATGCCAGCAAATGGTGTGGCTTTCACACCAGATGGTCGTGGTAACATGATACCAATGCCTGTTGTAACTGCAAACAATTATGCTAAAGCCCAAGTTCCAACTACAATGGCCGCTATGGCTGGTGGAATGGGTGGTCCAATGGGTGGTGCACCAATGTCTGCTCCCGCTCCAACTCAACAAGAACCAGAAGAAGAACCAATGGAAGAAGAAGAGGAAGAGGAAGAGGAAGAAGGACCAGTTGAAACAAGCGAAGCAACTGTTAAGTTCACAAATGCATTGGTTGAACTTCTTGGTGAAGAAGTTGCCGATTCTAATCTTGTAACTCAACTTGAGGCAATCTTTGAAGCAGCAGTACAAGAAAAAGTAAATGCAGAAGTTTCAAAGACAATCGTTTCTCTAGACGAAGGTGTCAAAAATTACCTTGAAAACGTAACCAGTAACTTGGTTGAAAAGGTTGATGACTACCTAGATTACGTTGTTGAAGAATGGATGCAAGAAAATGCTGTTGCAGTCGAACAAGGCATCAAGACACAAATTGCAGAAAACTTCATCACAGGGCTAAAGAACCTCTTTGAGAATCATTATATTGATGTTCCAGCCGAGAAGTATAATGCTCTAGATGAACTTTATTCTCACAATGTAGAACTTTCAGATACACTGAATAAGGCTTTGAACGAAAACATCAATCTTCGCAAGGAAATGGCACTAACTGAATGTGCTGGAATCTTTGTTGCAGAGACAAAGGATCTTGCAGATACACAAGTAGTTAAATTGCAATCTTTGATGGAGAACGTTGCTTTTGGTTCTCCAGAAGAATATCGTGAAAAATTAGTAACAATTAAACAAAATTACCTAACAAACTCACAAACAATTTCTCGTCCTGTTCGTCAAACACCACAACAGATCAACGAGGAAATGACATTCTCAGCCGTGTCGAAGCCCGAAAACAGCACGGTTGAGTCTTACGCAAATGTTATCGGCAAACTTAACAAGAAACTCTAAAAAGGAAATATCCTAAATAATTTTAACTCACAGGAGATACTAACAAAATGAACTTTCAAGACAACACACCTTACGACATCTTGACCGAGAAGTGGAGCCCAGTTCTCGCTCATGATGCTCTTCCAGAAATCCAAGATGACTATCGCAAGAAAGTCACAGCCGTCCTTCTAGAGAACCAAGAGCAAGCTCTGCGTGCTCAACACCTCACAGAAGATATGACCTCTAACAACCTCGGAATGCCACAAAGCTTCAGCAACAACGGAGGAGTCGCTGGTTACGATCCAGTCCTCATCAGCCTTGTGCGCCGTGCAATGCCAAACTTGATGGCCTACGACATCTGCGGCGTTCAGCCAATGACCGCTCCAACCGGCCTCATTTTCGCAATGCGTGCCAACTACGGTGGACTTAACTACGGAAATACTTCGCAATACGCCGAAGCAATGTTCCAAGAGCCACAACCAAACTACGGTGGTTCAGGATACACACTTCCAGCAAACTTTGCTGGATTCACCGCTGGTTACGGTCTTTGCGGATCATGCGGTCCCGCTGGTATGGATCCAAACCGTGTTCGCACCCTTAATGCTGCTCAATTCAGTGCCTTCCGTGGCATGTTGACAAGCTCTGGTGAAGGTCTCGGATCTGGAACTGGTCTCTACAGTTCATTCAACCAGATGGCCTTCTCAATCGACCGTGTTGCCGTACAAGCCCGTACACGTGCTCTGTCCAGCAATTACACGATTGAGTTGGCACAAGATCTCAAGGCCGTTCACGGTCTTGACGCTGAAGCTGAACTCGCCAACCTACTCAGCACAGAAATTCTTGCTGAAATCAACCGTGAGTTGGTAAGAACAGTTTACTACGTTGCACGTAGGGGATCAATGCAAAACGATCTAAACGCCACAGGCGAATACGATCTAAACCTCGACTCAGACGGTCGTTGGTCTGCTGAAAGATTCCGTGGACTCACTTTCCAAATCGAAAGAGAGTGCAACGCAATCGCCAAGGAAACTCGCCGTGGTAAGGCAAACTTCATCATCTGCGACAGCGATACAGCTGCTGCTCTAGCCATGTCTGGCTTCATGAGCCTCAGCCCCGGAATCGCTCCTCAGATCAATGGAGATGATACCCAATCCACATTTGCTGGTATCCTAAACGGCAAGATCCGTGTCTACATCGATCCATATTCACCACTCGGTGTAAACTTCTTCTGCGCTGGCTATAAGGGTGAGTCACCATATGACGCAGGTTTGTTCTACTGCCCATACGTTCCTCTCCAAATGGTCCGTGCCGTTGATCCAAACACTTTCCAACCAAGAATTGGATTCAAGACACGCTACGGAGTAGTTGCTAACCCATACGTTCTTAACACTTCGTCCGGTGGTCCAGTACCAGACGGTGAAAACCTCACACAAGGTTTGAACCAATACTACCGCTTGACTCAGATCAAGAACCTCCACGGCAATACCTTCGCCTACTGATAGGTAACCGTGCGCTAAACACGAAACCCTCCCGAGAAATCGGGAGGGTTTTCTTTTTTCCATAAATATTTGTATGACAGCAACACCATGTAAAGACAACATAAATTTTTTGTATGGAAATTATTTTAGGTTGTTTATTAATAGAACAACCAAACCATTGGAATTAATGGTAACAAAAACAAATTTACCTGGTGTGTCTTTACCTGATCAAAATCAACCAACTATTTTTGGAACAACAATTCCAGTTCCTTCGATGACAGTTCAATATGAAGCTTTGTCTGTTGAATTTATAGTGGACTCTGATTTGACAAACTGGAAAAGCATTTACTCTTGGATTAGAAATTTATCAAACATAGAAAATTCAACTACCAATAATATTGCTTATGATCAGTGGCATAGGGATACTGCACAATTGCAATTGATTTCTCCATTGAACAATTATTCTGCTTGCAACGATCCAATTTTAACAGTAACTTTTTTGAATCTAATTCCAATAAAATTAAGTGGTTTGATATTTCAATCTGATTCAAACGACACTCCACATCTTAAATCGTCTTGTGTGTTTAAATATTCATACTATACGATGGAGCCGGATGCTCCAACCAACCTAAACAACATTTAAATATAATCATTAGGATTGTCGGACCAACCCTCTGCTGTATTTGGATTTGCCTCTGGGTTATATGGAAGTTTCTTTGATTCAGGCTTTACTTTCTTCTTTTTCTTTGGCTGAATCTCTTTTTCTTCGGGCTCTTCCATTATAAAAGTTTCTTCTTCTTCCTCTTCTTCTTCGACAGAAGTTCCCTCGTAATTTTCTATGAGTTCATTAACAAACTCAACAAAATCCGAGTTGCTGAATAGTTCATTCAGCATTTCAAGACCTTGATGATCTTTTTGCATGGATGAATCTTCACCAGCAGAACTTATGATCATCTTTGGATCATTTCTCATGTACTCGCAATATGTCATGTACATGATTCTTAGATCTTGATTTGGTTCTCCTACAAACACCGTGGCGGTATGTGGAATCTTTAGTGTGTAGTTCATGACGGAAGCAGCGTAGTTGCTGAGTTTTACGAATTCAGTCATCCCATCAGGACCCTTTCCATAATGTACATCGACTCTGGCAGGAAATGAAATTTCATATTCCTTCCCAGAATCATTTATTAAAATTCCCACGATTTCTTCACCAGTTGTCAGTTTGACAACTTTTATTACCACTGAAGAATCATCGGACTCGTCGGACATGTAATGTCCTCCTTTTAATTATTTATCTTCAGAGATGTTTTTGAACGACATCACATGCACCGTATGGTCAAACTTTTCCTTTTTGTATATCTTCAATCGTTCTTCAAAATGTCGGAACACATGGTTCTTATGTGACTTCCAACAAAGATCGTCAACGATGTCGTATACTTTGAGTGTTTTTTTCTTTTCTGACACACGAAGTCCACGTCCGATACTCTGAAGCAGTCGAATTACCGATTTAGTAGGCGAGGCAAATACAATATTGTCAAGGTTGACAATATTGATCCCAGCACTAGTAGTGCCGTAACTTGCAACCAGAATGGCATCTTTTTCGGTATCAACAATCTTGCGAATGTATTCTCTGGCGTCGGCTTCGGTTTTGCCTGAGATAAAATAGACCTTGCGTGTTCCCGCTTCTTTTTTGAATAGCTCGTAGAGAGGTTTCCCTTGCCCTTCAACGTAGTTAAAGAGTACAAGTGTATTACCTTTTGTTCGGAAGACCAGTTTTTGTATGAATTCATTCCGCTTAGAATTACTTATGATCCATTTGATCTCATCGGCATATCTTTGTTTCTTGATGAACTGTTTTTCTTCATCGGAATATTTTAGTGCAATACAGTCTATTGCCAACTTTGCCAACAGTCCTTTGTTCATCAGGTTTTTGGTGTGAATGAATTGAACGGCTGGTCCAAGAATGCCCTCTATGCTCAGACGATGTGCCTGAGTCTGCTGCAACGTGCCTGTGGTTCCAATCCGAAACCAAGCCTTTGTGAGTTTTTGTCCAATAAAGTTTATTGATTCTGCCTTGGCTTGGTGGCATTCATCAAAAAATATTGCATCAAAATCGTCAAACCATTGCTTGGGCAACTTGTATATGGATTGCCACGTGGAGACTACTATCTGCTTTCTTGTGTCTTTTTCGGCACCAGCAGATATTTTGTGTATGTGTTTGTTTGTGCTCCAGGTTTTGTCTTGTCTTGAGTAGTCATAGAAATCAGATTCCATTTGATTCACAAGACCCACCGTTGGCACCAGAATTAAAATCTTCCGATCTAATTTTAATACGGATTGCAGAAAACGGACCAACACGTATATGATCAAACTTTTTCCCGAACCAGTAGGCGAAATCAGCACGCATCTGTGATGATTCAAAGCATGTTGTATAGCCTTTTGTTGATGATCGTGCATCTTTACAGGTTGTTTCTTCACGGAAACCTGCAATGAATCGTAGAACTGTGTAAGTTTCTCCTCCGTGATGCATAGAGGATTCTGGTTCTCCTTTATATTTATGGAGTATTTCCGATCCTCGCAAAACTTGTTGAGATATGATTTGAGACCCCGTGGAAGAGTGGATGAAAGAATGTCAAAAAGACGAATTTTACCATCCCACAATCTTTTTTTGTACATAGGCATGTATTGAGCACCCGGAACCATGAATGAGAAATAGTCCCGTAGCTCCTGTTTTATGCCTCGATCTGTCTTGATGTAGTAACGAACTTCATCAATAGATTCAACTTCAATATCCACATAATATTTATACTATGCCATTCATCATTTTTTGCCAATCAATGGCAGAGCGAATCATGAAGTTTCTGTTGTTTACAGACTTTAAAAATTCTTCAAGCATTTTGATTTTGGTTTCATTCAGTGAAATTTTGAGTTTAAGATCAATGAGTGATTTGTCTGCATCCATGAACTTGTCTACATCTGTCTTGAGTATGTCAAGATCAAATGGTTCCTCTCCCCAGGATTCAAGTTCCTCTTGAGATGCTTTGCCTGTGTACATTTTCCACTTACGTAAACGTAGTATGGCAAAATCGTGTTGAAGTTTGCTCAAAAGTAATCTTAGTTCAGTAAGCATGTTAAGATACTTACTGTGTATTTGAGGTATCTTTAATGACTCATTACCTAACTCTGTAGAGTCTATTTGAGAGTCTTTAGTAATAGAGTTCTTTAGTTCTTCTAGATTCATATTTTCTTATGTTCTTTTTTAATAAGAACTATAGAGTACCTTTAGATAAAGTCAAATAAATATATTTGACATTTCTATAGAGTAATCTATAATTACTGTGAGGTCTAAAATGATTATTGATCTGCGTGAAATTCCAGTGGTTTGGATAAATTTGGACTCCGCAACAAAAAATGCGGAGCTGATGGAAGAAAGATTCAAAAAATACGGGTTCAAAAACACACATCGTCGTTCTGGGTTAGTAATTCCACCTCCTCCTAATACAGATAGGAGTATAGCACACTTTATGGGTTGTGGAAAGACTCATACAGGCATTTTAAGCGATTCTTCCTATTCAACGCCCCTTTTGGTTCTTGAGGATGACGTTGAGTTTGTGGAGCCTTTTAACCCGGTTCTTGAGGTTCCTGATGATGCTGGTGGCGTCTACCTTGGAATATCCCATGGCAATCTTTATTATAAAACTTGCCAACACAATGAAAATTATTTAAGAATTGGTGGAGTTTTAGCCGCACATGCAATTTTGTACTTAAACAACGATTACAGGAACGAAATGTGTCGTGTTGGAAATTATTGCTTGGATTCTTTACAACAGCCGTGGGACATAGGAACCGCTGCTTTGCAGAACAATTTTTTGGTTGTTACTCCTAACATTCCAATGGTGTATCAATCCAACGACAGGGAAAACGCAAACAAATGGCAATCTCTGACTGATCGTCCTTTATCGAATCGAAACAGCGAATTTTAATGATTACTTTTAACGTGATGGGCCGATATGGACGGCTCGGGAATCAAATGTTTCAATATGCCACCTTGTATGCAATAGCAAAGACAAGGGGCTATGAATTTGGTGTTCCATACAAGGTAAAATCTGAAAACTCATATTTAAATTTTTCATTGGATCAATGTTTTCCAAATTTGTCTGCAAAAGACAGTTCCGATGTTCAAAGTATGCACCGAGCACAGGAAAGGCAATTTCAATACAACGCAGGTATTTTTGGAATACCGGACAATACCGACATCGTTGGTTATTTTCAAAGTGAAAAGTATTTCAAGGATTACAGAAACGATCTTCTTAAAGAGTTTCGGTTCAATGACAAAATAATAGAGGAAGCTGGAAACGTTCGCTCTATAACAAAAGATCCCGTAATATCAGTTCATATGAGAATGGGGGATTACAAGATGTTGGATGGAAAACATCCAATGATGACCAAGGAATATTATGTTGAGGCCCTTGAAAGACTTCCAAAGGACCTTTTGATCATAGTTTTCAGTGACGAACCACAGGGAGCGTATGAAATATTCAAGGACATGCAAAGACCCTTTGCAATCACAGAACCAAAGGATCAATTCACGGACATGTGTACGATGACAATGTGCAATTATCACATAATTGCAAACAGCAGTTACAGTTGGTGGGGTGCTTGGCTTTCGAATTCCAAAAAGGTTATAGCCCCACATAATTGGTTTGGAACAGATGAATCAATGCCAAAAAACTGGTCTGACATTTATTGTGAGGGATGGGAAATAATATGAACACGTTGCATGTTTTTACAAATGCTTTTACAGATCATTCCTGTATGAACAGTCCTCCAAAAAACTTTCAATGGACTTTCAACACATATCCAACAGACAATTCTCCAGTGATATACGTTGATGACTCCATATTTCGAAGAATAAACGATGACTACAGCGGACCAAAATATGGTTGGTTGTGTGAATCGAGTGAAATAATTCCAAATCTCATAAATGGATGTGCATCAAACAAGAATGTTTTAAAATTGAAGTACAAGAGCATATTCACGAATGACAGAAGAATTATAAACCTTGATCCAACGTTCTTTCGCTACAATCCACCAGCATCAAACATGCCGTGGATAAAGCAGCCAGCCGTGTACGAAAAGAACAAATTGTGCTCATACATAACAAGTTTCAAACGCTACACCAGCGGACACGTAAAACGACTTGAATTGTTTGAAAAATTGAAAAACGATCCTCGTTTTTCAGATCATATTTTTGGAAGAGATTACAGAAATCTTCCAGACAAATTAGATGGGTTGAAAGACTATATGTTTTCTATAGTGGTGGAAAACAGCATATATCCAAAATATTATACTGAAAAGATAACGGATTGTTTTGCAACCGGAACCATACCAATTTATTATGGGGATGAGAGCATATGCGAGGACTTTGACAGAAATGGAATATTGTTCATTGATGAAATTGATCTCAATGAATTGACACCTGAGCTGTATTACAGCCGCATGAGTTCGGTGATAAATAACTATAACGCAGTTCAAAATCTTGTTACGGCTGATGATTGTTTATATAAGAGTGTGAAAAATGATTAAACTTTCTATTTACGGGTTTTGGCCAAATTTTAATTACGAAGACAATTTTTTCAAGTCATTATTTCAAGACATCTATGGGGATGACTTTGAGTATACTTTGAATCCACATGAATCAAACATTTGCCTTATAGGCGAAAACTTGATACCACCTGGACTAGACAGATCAAAGACCAAACTTATTTCACATATAGCAGAACCAAAAGATCCTTTCTACGGAACTGCTGAATACCATTTCACGTTTGATCCAACTGATTTGAGCAAAGGAAACATCCGTATTCCTTTGTGGATGATATATATCAACAAGTACAACTTAACATCAAAACAATGTCCAATTATTCCAGTGGACATGAAAACTCTTGAAGACAATGAGTGGTACAACACACCAAAAACCAAATTTTGCGTAACTCCTTTTTCTGCCATCCATCAGAACAGAATAGAATTTTGGCAAACCTTCAACAGGTACAAGCCAACCGATGGATTTGGTTTGCCGTTTGGAAACGGCGATGATGGAAGAAATCAATTGAAAAAGTATTTTGTGCTTGCTCCATACAAGTTCTGCATGGCATACGAAAACACAAATAAACTTGGTTACGTAACGGAAAAAATGCTTCAAGCAAAGACCGCTGGATGTATTCCTATCTATTGGGGTAGCAATCTTGCTTTACAAGATTTCAATCCGGAATGCTTCATTTATGCGAATGGATTTGACAACGTAAATGATCTTCTTGAGTATGTTAAAACAGTTGATCAAAACGAAGACCTTTACAATAAAATTTATTCGGCTAAAACATTTAATTATGATTTGAATGAAAAATACGAACAAATAAAGAAACAGATCAAGGAAATGATTTCTATATGAATGTAAAAGTTATTACTTTACCAGAAGCAAAAGAAAGACAATCTAGAATAACCGCTTCATTCAAAGCCAACTCAATTCCTTTTCAATTTAGAGATGGAATAGAATTTAAAGATTGTCAATTTCACGAAATAAATGGAAAACATTATGTAGAAAACAAAAGAAGACTTTTTGAAATTAATGAAGACAAATTTATATCAAACACAAATAGAACTTGGATGAGATTTGGGGAAATAGCAGCATACATAGCACACTACAATGTTTGGAAAGAGTTTAATAATAGTGATGACGAAACTATACTTATTTGTGAAGATGATGCGTACCCACAATCAGATATGAAGTTTTTAAATGAAATAAACTTTGATGGTGTTGGGTTTGTCAATCTTCAAACAGTTACGGCGCACAATCAAGACAAACAAACTCTCTACCGAGAGCCATTTGTAAGTTTTGCAAACAATGGTTTGGTGAAGTATGAAAACTATATAAAGGTATTGTGTGAGGGTCTAGCAGCATACATGATTACCAAATTGGGAGCAAAACTTTTATGTTCTTACATAGAAGAAAACGGGTTTGTTGGCCCAAATGATTGCTTGATTGCACAATTGGCTGAACAAAAATTGATGCCAGTATATTCTCCAATAGATCTCTATAAATGTTTTGGTTTAGATCCGGAAACAAATAAAATTTCTTATACTCACACTGGAACGTTTAAAAACTTCAAACAATTTAATAAAACATCATTACAAATAAAGGAACAAAATGTATTTACTCATTGAACATCGTAACGGTGGATTGATGTCTTGTTTTAATCTAGTAGTAGCTAGTTTGACTCACTTGTACGACAATAATATCCCAAAAAGCAATTTTTATTTTGACTGGAAAAGCAACACATATCAAAATAATCCTCATGACAATTTGTTTGATAAGTTTATATTTGCTCAAACAAGACCGGAGACACCTTTTGCTTGGTCACAAGTTATTTCTGTTTTTGAACTCAGTCATACTTTTTATCCGCCAATAGTTCCACAAGAAAAAATATTGAAAGTAAATAGTGTTTTAAAACACTTTGATTATTTTTCCAATCCTTTTTACAGGCACATAGCAAGCATCGTACCCACAAAACCTAAAACTATTGGGGTACACGTCAGAAGAACAGATCACGCCATACACGGAGATTTGTTGCCAGACGAATTCTATTTTGAAAAAATAGATGCAAACCTGAATACGGGAAACTATGAAAATATATTCTTAGCCACAGACGAGTATAAGATTGTAGAATCCTTTAAACACAAATATGGATCCAAATTGTTTACAAATGAAGACATATCAAGAAGCCATACGGATGTGACTATCCCATTTTGCAATTATGAAAATAAAGATAAACTTGCAGTAGACATTTTTAAAGAGGGAATAGCTCTTTCCAAATGTGATAAAATGGTGTATACTAGCAGTAACGTATCAACATATGTTAGATTGATTAACCCAGGCATGGATCACGAACAAATAGACACACACATTAAATTTAGGTAATATATGCAGCAACTACAACACTTTTATCAAACTATCGGTGAAGATTGGTTTCCTTATACAAATCTTTATAGTTCAATGGTACAAAAATTTCCAACCAATTCAAAATTTGTTGAAATTGGATCGTGGAAAGGAAGAAGTGCAGCTTTCATGGCCGTTGAAATCCACAATTCTGGAAAAATTATAAAGTTTGATTGTGTCGATACGTGGAAGGGAACGGAAACAGAAGATTATCACCAGAATGATAGCGCCGTAAAAACAAATACCTTGTATGAAACATTTTTACTTAATGTCGAATCAGTAAAACACATTATAAACCCAATTAGACTTTCTTCTACCGAGGCATCCAAATTATACGAAGATAATAGTTTGGATTTTGTTTTTATAGACGCATGTCACGAATACGACTGTGTAAAAGAGGATATTGAACACTGGTATCCAAAAGTAAAACTCGGTGGAACTATTGCTGGCCACGACTTTCATTATAAAACAGTTCATACTGCTGTGCTTGAAAAATTTTCAAAAGTCATGTATGACCAAATTGGTGACTGTTGGATTTACGACAAACCAATAGAACAATGAGAGAAATAAAAAAACTAGTTTTTTATAGTTGTGGTAACAATGGAGATATTCATTATTCTAAAAATTTTGTTAAAGATATAGCAAACAGAATACCAGTTCAAACAGAATATCACATCAAATGTCATCCATCAATTTTAAAAGATTTGCAGATGACAATAAAACCTTTTAATTACCCGGATTTTGTTCAACATGAATTAGTATATGTAGAAGATGAAAAATCGTTGTTGGTTAATACTTGGATTGGATCTTCGAATGCCAAATTTATACTTAATGAAATTGGTTGTTCTTTGACGGCCAATTATGAAAAGTATAAAAACATATACAAATATTTGGGTTTAGAAATAAATGAACCATCAACATATGTACCAGAAATAGACTGGAATATATGCGACAAACAGGGTGTTGATTATTTTATTAAAAATAACCCTTATAAAAAGTATGTTATTATTTGTAATGGCCCAGTAATGTCCGGTCAGTCATTGAATTTTGATTTAAACCCAATAGTACAACAACTAGCAGTTTCAAACCCGGATATTTGTTTTTTCATGAGTAATCCGGATAATAAAATCTACGCAGCAAACATACATTACACATCCGACATCATAAAAACAAATGGAAGCGATCTAAATGAAATAGGTTACATTGGCACCAAATGCAATTTAATCGTCGGTAGAGCAAGTGGACCATTTTGTTTTTGTCACAATAAAACCAACTTGTTTGATGCAACTAAAACATTTTTAGCAGTAACAAATTATAAAACTGACGGTTGGTGGGCTCTACCAGAACAACTTCCAACCAATCAAGCCATACAGCTCTGGACAAATAAATTTGACAATGATTCACTTTATGATATAATCAATGGAGAATTAAAAAAATGAATAACGTTTCCACACAACTAGAATCTATAATTAAGCACAGAGTAGATGAGATCTTGTCAAAAGACAAGAACCATATTCCAGAATTGCCTATTGACCTTATTCCTACAGATAACATAGCTGAGGTAATAGAGAAACTTGTTATTCTTCATATTCGCACATGGATGTTGGAAGACATGATTGCGGTGGCAAAGACAGATGATGAAGTAGGTATTATCAAGAAAAAGATTGATATTTGTTTTAAGCAAAAAAGACCAATGTATGTTCAAGCAATTAATAAGATGATTGATAATGCTATCGTTAGTGGTAAGGGTCTACAAGAAGACAGTGTAAAAATTTATAAGGGTGTTGAATGACAAGAAGCAAACTTACAACACGAATATATATATGCAACATCAAATAAAACTAGTCAAAGACACAATAACACATTCGGAGATTGATTCTCTTTGTGATTGGCTAAAAACATACCCTCAACTTACAAAGGGAAAACTAACGGAGCAGTTTGAGCAAGACTGGTCAAATTGGCTAGGGGTCAAGTATTCGGTGTTTGTGAATTCTGGATCTTCTGCAAACCTTGCGATGCTTTATGCATTGAAAGTTGGAAAAAAATTAAAAAACAATAAAGTAGTTGTGCCATGTGTATCCTGGGTTACGACTGTCAGTCCGGTAATTCAATTTGGAATGGAACCAATTCTTTGTGATACCGACAAAGAAACCCTAGGTTTAGATATTAATTATTTTGAAAAACTATGCAAAGATCACCAACCAGCATGTGCAATCATTGTTCATGTATTGGGGTTTCCAAACAAAATGAAAGAGATACAGGATATTTGCAATCGTTACGGAGTTATTTTGCTTGAAGATTCCTGTGAAAGTGTTGGATCCGAATATGAGGGAAAGCAAACAGGAACATTCGGATTGATGTCATCCTTCTCAACCTACTTTGGGCATCATTTTTCAACTATTGAAGGTGGGTTTATATGCACCGACGATTTTGAACTTTATGAAATTTTAAAATCAATTCGATCACACGGTTGGAGCCGAGATCTCTCGGATGATACCAAGAAAAAGTTGCAAAAAGAAAACAGCATAGACGATTTTAGAAATTTTTATACTTTCTATTATCCTGGTTTTAATCTTAGAGCAACAGACGTTCAGGCATTTCTTGGATTAAATCAGTTAAAAACATTGAAAGAAAAAAATAAAAAAAGATATGCAAATTTAAAACTCTATGACAATCTTATTGTCAATGATTATTGGAAAGTAAATTTTAGTGGTTTTGTGAGTAATTTTGCATATCCAATAATTCACCCAAATAAAGATTTAATTGTTAAAAATTTGAAAAATGCAAACGTGGAATGTCGTCCATTAATTTGTGGAAGTATGTCACGACAGCCATTCTTCTATAAGCAATATGGATTCAAGGAATATGCTTTTTCAGATATAATACACGATAATGGTCTATATCTTCCAAACAATCCGGACATGACTGAAGAAGAAATAAAGTATATTGCACAAATAGTAAACAAATCAATTAATGAGGTAAAACAATGAACAAAGATTCAAAAATATTTGTAGCGGGACATAACGGACTTGTTGGTTCTGCAATCGTTCGAAAACTTGAAAAGAATGGTTACAGTAACATAGTTACCAGAACAAGACTGGAATTGGATCTACGTGATCAGTTAGGGGTTTTGCATTTTTTCAATCATGAAAAGCCAGAATATGTGTTTCTCTGTGCTGCCAAAGTTGGTGGAATTGGTTGGAATAAAGAATGCCCAGCGGAGTTTACGTATGACAATCTTCAGATTCAAAATAACGTAATCCACAGCGCCTACTTAAATGACACAAAGAAGTTATTGTTTTTGGGATCAGCTTGCATTTATCCAAAAATAACTCCACAGCCAATTAAAGAATCTTATCTGTTGACAGGAGAACTAGAGGAAACAAATGCTGGATATGCATTGGCAAAGATTGCTGGTCTTCGTATGTGTCAGTATTACAA